AGATGACATTATTACTTACATCGACAACTGTCGCAGTAAGTTTAAGTCACTTCCTCCCGAGGGTGTTTCCTTCCCAAGGACAGCATCCGACGTGCAGAAATACAAGAGTAGTAATAGCATCTACATTAAGGGAACTCCCATTCATGTTCGTGGTGCTCTTCTCTTCAATCACCTTATCAAAGATAGGAAACTTACCAATAAATATTCTTTGATTGATAATGGAGAAAAGATTAAATTCTGCTACCTGACTAACCCAAATCCCATTCACGAAAACGTGATTTCCTTCATTCAGGATTTCCCCAAAGAGCTTGGTCTTAATGGTTACATTGACTATGATCTGCAGTTTGAAAAGTCTTTTCTAGATCCCCTTAAAATCATTCTTGATGTTATTGGATGGAACGTTGAGAAAACCGCAAACCTTGAGATGTTCTTTTTATGAAAACCTACTCTATATTTCCTGAACCCGTTAGTGTATTCAAGTATGATGAGAACCCAAAGGTTCTAAAAAACGTCAGAAAGATCATTGAATCTAATGACCCCAGTGGTCAGCAAGATGGTAGGTCTTGGTGGATGAATGATGTCCTCAAGAAATCTGAGTTCAAGGGTTTGTTGGATTTTATTCTAGAGTCTGCTAATACCTTTGCTAAAGATGTTTTGTCTTATAAGCATCAGAATTTTATCATCTTAGATTCTTGGATTAACCTTTGCCATAAAGGTGGTTTTCAATACAGACATAACCACTCTAACTGTATTATATCTGGAACATACTATCCTAAGTTTGTTTCTGGCAATACTCCCATTGCTTTCCAGAAACAGTTTCTTTTGGATAACATGCCTTTTCCATATTTTCAAATCCAAAAAGATTATGAAAATCTGACAGAGTTTTCTTTTCCTGCCTGGGAGGTTACCCCAGAGTCGGGAGATCTTCTGCTATGGAATAGTCATCTTCCACATGGATATAATAATGAACAACTTGGGGATAGGATTAGTATTTCTTTTAATATGATCTCTGCCGAATTTAGTAGCGGCATTCACAAAATCAAGGTGGTAACGGAATGAAGGATCAAAACGTAATTGAAGACAATGAGACTAAGCAACAAAAGTGGAACAGAGGATTAGATCTTTTTATTGAGTCTGTACTCAAACCAGACAACGAACTGAGGCAATGTGCTCATAATCAAAAGTGCTATACCGAACTGTTGGATGTTCGTGAGAATGTGCTAGAATACTTACAAACACTGAGGTGGTATTGAATGGATTTGCCTATTGATGATAAAGAACTCGATACTATCGTAAAGGCAATGGCACTGGGAGGTGACACTGCTCTATATCAAAAACTGAAACTTGTTAAGGAACTGCGTGAGCAGGACCTGCCTTATAAAAAGATTCTTCGTGAACAGTACGGAATGGTAGCTTGATGAATGTTAAATCTATGAAAGTTCATGATGACCCACGCATCATGATCTTTGAAATACCAGATATTATCTGGGGAGAAATTAAAAGTTGGGTAAAGGAAAGTAAGAGGATTAAAAACCACCCTCTTGCGGAACTCAAGGCTCATGAAAATGTTGGGTATCTTGATTTTGGAACGGGTGAAAAAAACAATTCATATCAATGCTCTATCTCACCACATCTGATTGATCAATCATATTGGTTACCGTGGGTGTTGAGATTATGTGCGGAGCATTGGGGAGTTGAGAAGAATAATCACCACAGAAGATTTAAACTAAGAAAGTGGGAAGGTCACTTTGATGGGTATGATTTGTGGACAAACTTTTCATATAAAGGTGATAAGAATCCACAACACAATCATGCTGGGTGGTTGTCTGGAGTGATTTATTATCAGAACCATGAACACCCAACTATCTTTCCCAATCAAAATATGGGATATGAGGGGAAGAATAAGACGATGATTTTATTCCCTAGTTCTGTTGAACACTTTGTTGAGGAACAAACAGTAAATAAGGAAAGGATTACAATCGCATTTAACATTTCATTGAGTCAATAATTTTATGGATTTCCTTAAAGACATTGTAAAAGAAATCGGTGACGACTACACTAAACTAGCAGCAGACATTGAAGAGAATGAAGAATTTGTTGACACAGGTTCGTACATTTTTAATGCACTGGTTTCAGGTAGTGTATTTGGTGGTGTATCTAGGAATAAGATTACTGCTATTGCTGGAGAGTCTTCTACTGGAAAGACTTTCTTTTCTCTCGCTGTGGTTAAGAACTTTCTTGATTCTAACCCCGATGGTTATTGCCTCTACTTTGATACTGAGGCTGCTGTTAATAAGGGACTTCTAGAAAGTCGTGGCATTGATCTTAACCGACTGGTTGTTGTTAATGTCGTAACAATTGAAGAGTTTCGTGGCAAAGCACTGAAGGCAGTAGATATATACTTAAAAAAACCTGAAGATGAACGTAAACCTTGTATGTTTGTCTTAGACTCTTTGGGTATGCTTTCCACTGAGAAAGAGATTACAGATGCCCTGAACGACAAACAAGTTCGTGACATGACCAAATCCCAACTGGTCAAGGGTGCCTTCCGTATGCTCACTCTGAAGTTGGGACAAGCAAACATTCCTATGATTGTTACTAACCATACCTATGACGTTATTGGTGCTTACGTTCCTACAAAAGAGATGGGTGGTGGTAGTGGTCTTAAGTATGCTGCTAGCACAATCATATACCTCTCAAAGAAGAAGGAGAAAGATGGAACGACAATCGTCGGAAACATTATCAAAGCTAAGACTGCTAAGTCACGTCTGAGTAAGGAGAACAAAGATGTGGAAGTACGTCTGTATTACGACGAGCGTGGTCTTGATCGTTATTATGGTCTTCTTGAACTCGGTGAGATTGGCGGTCTCTGGAAGAACGTCGCAGGTCGATACGAAATCGATGGTAAAAAGCTCTATGCTAAACAGATTCTCGCAGACCCCGAAAAGTATTTCACTCCAGAAGTCCTTCAAGCACTAGACGAAACGGCACAACAGGAGTTCTCCTATGGAGCTTCTGTCTGATTACGTCAGAGTATATGACGATGCCCTAGACCCAGAGTTCTGTAAGAAACTGATTAGTTTCTTTGAGGCAAACAAAGTCTTCCATGATCCTGTAGATCATGGGGGACTTCCTACTTTCACACAGTATAATCTGACTAAGAACTTAGGAGCATCGCATCCGTTCTCTAAAGAACTTGCTGACGCATGTAAAGAACATACCAAAAAGTATGTTGATGATTTGAAGATTAAGTTTCTACCAGAGAAACATTCCTGGGAAATGTTTCGTATCAAGAAGTATACTCCTGGTGGAAAAGATCGGTTTGATGAGCACGTTGACGTTGCTGATCACAAGTCTGCGAAAAGATATCTTGCCTTTTTCACATATCTGAATGATGTTGAAGAGGGTGGTGAAACTCTTTTTACAGGATATAATGGTGATATGAATCACATCAAACCGAAGAGTGGTAGAATGGTAGTATTCCCACCCTTGTGGTTATTTCCCCATTCAGGACTTCCTCCTGTCAGTGGGGACAAATACATTATCAGTGGTTATTTTCATTACCTATGAAGGACAGAATCGAAAGGACAATCCTTACTAATCTAATCTACAATGAGGACTTCCTTAGAAAGGTTCTTCCCTTCATTGAGCCTGATTATTTTGATTCTAGGATTGAGAGGGTAGTCTTTGAAGAGATTGCCAACTTCATTGCCAAGTACGATAAAATGCCAACGAAGGAGATTCTTGGCATTGAAATCAAAGATAGAACTGATCTCACTCAGCAGGAATATTCTGAGACCGTAGAGGTTTCTAATAGTCTTGAGAACGAAGAGATCAATCAACAGTGGTTACTTGATGCCACAGAGAAGTGGTGTAAGGATCGTGCCATTTATTTGGCACTGATGGAATCCATTCGCATTGCGGATGGTGGTGACGAAAAAAAGAATAGAGATGCTATTCCAGCAATCCTTCAGGATGCTCTAGCAGTTTGTTTTGATAACAACGTCGGTCACGATTATCTGGAGGATTATGAAGACCGTTACAACTTCTACCACCAGACAGAAGAAAAGATTCCGTTTGATCTCGAATTCTTCAATAAAATTACAAAAGGTGGTCTCCCGAATAAAACTCTTAACATTGCTCTGGCTGGCACTGGTGTCGGTAAGAGTCTCTTTATGTGCCATGTCGCATCTTCCGCCCTACTACAGGGGAAGAATGTACTTTATATCACGCTTGAAATGGCTGAGGAAAAAATTGCAGAACGAATTGATGCTAATCTCCTGAACGTAAACATTCAAGATATTGGTGAACTTCCAAAGCAAATGTTCGAGAATAAAGTCAATAACCTTTCTAAAAAAACTCAGGGATCACTTATAATTAAAGAGTATCCCACTGCTGCTGCACATGAGGGACATTTTAGAGCACTACTTAATGAACTTCAACTCAAACGTTCATTTAAGCCAGACATTATCTTTATTGATTATCTCAATATTTGTGCTAGTTCCCGTTACAGCAAGATGGGTTCTGTCAATTCATATAGCTATATTAAGTCTATTGCAGAAGAACTTAGAGGGTTGGCTGTCGAAGCCCAGGTCCCTATCGTATCTGCC